TATTGCTGTAAATACGGCATGTCTCATAGAATTGCTTGCTACACATTATTTGATATCACCAAAACTGGTATAGTCAATAGGGCCAAACCAGGAGAAGATATTACAGACATAAATTCTTGGTACAGAAAACGAAACACACAAAGCAATTTTGATACAGTGATTCAGGTTATTTCGCTACGTGCGCAGCCCGATGTGTTGAATGATCCTAAACATTTATATGCAAAATTTGAACACCTAAAGTTTGGATATTTTTATAAATCAGATTTGGAAATACCATACTGGACTTTTGATTTTGAAGTTCAACATCCTAGTGTTTTTGAAGATGGTATAATAGAATTGGGATATTTATATAATGATTGTCAGGGTGTTCCTATGATATATTCCGATACTACATTCGATCAATTAGGTAATGCTCTTGATGTGAGCCAAGAGACAAAAAATATATATTTTGTTAAATACTAATATGAACAAAAAAGACTTAGCAAACAAAATACAAGATTTGTTTATAGTCCGTGAATATGACGGAACATACAATCTTTTTGGTCGTTATATTGTAACTCCTACCAAAACAGGGTATTATATTGTTACCATGGTCGAGGATGATATTTGCTTAGAATTTAGCACTTTACGTCATGCTGTGACTTGGTGTGTATTTCAAAAAAACAATATGTTTAAGGAAATAAAAAGAATCTACGAACTTGACGGCTTATTAGGCGGCATAGATGTAAATATAGAGCAACATAGAAGATTAATGAACAAGTCCAAGTCAAATGAAGAGAAATATATCTATCTTGCTAAGTTAGAAGAGGACAAGCGCAAAAAACGGCTAGCTTTAGAAGAAATAAACGGATACGCTGAATTAAGCAAGTACTGGCAAAATAAAAAATTCCAGGAAAATAAGGCATAATATTACAAGATATCAGATAAATATATCTATAACTTATGGAAATGGTACCATGAAACTCAACGAATTTAACAAGACAAATACAGCAGCAATTGCTTTAAAGGCGAATTTTGATTATACCTTTGACACATCCAAGTTGGATTATAATCAAACTAAAACTATGTTGACTAAGGTTAATAACCTTATCAAAGAAGCAAAATCACATAAAGATTTTTATACCCATCAACATAACGAATCATATCTAAAATTAGTTTTTATGTCACAGGCATTGAATGAGCATTTCAAGAATACTAAGCCTGCTCGTATAATCGTTGAGAATACAGAAGTAGAAAAATCACAAGTTATTCTTGCTGCACAAGACATGATTGACAGTTTACAAAAAATGATTGAAGAAGTAAACGATATGCTAGTAAAAGAATTACCAGCATTGACTGATAGCATTCAAAGCGAAATTGGTGTAAATGAGTCTGCTAGCTTTAATCAAGCAGCAAGCGAAGCATTGACATCACTAAATCAATGCTTGAGTCAAAGTAAAACATCATTGCAGGGTGCCATGAATGCTATGACTGGTCAGGGTGATCCTTCTGCGTTAGGTGCTCCAGCAGCCGGCGGAGAAGAGATGGCAGTAACTGATATCGCTACTAAACAAACACCCGGCGGTGAAGAGGTAGTAGGTGCTGAAATGGATGCCGAATTACCCCCCGTTGAGGAACCAGAAGCACCAGTAGGTGGAGTTGGCCGCGAGAAGAGGTAAGTAATGTACCTCTTTGAATTGACTGATCAAGACAAACTTGTAAAAATCCTTACTGCAATTGATGTCCTCAAGGATGCCATAAGCACCGGTGTCATTACCAGTAATTGGGATGTCGATACACTTCTAAAATATTTCCGTGAACATGGTATAGTATTAGGAACAAATGACTTGTACAACATGGTTCAAAAAAAACCATTGAAAAATGTAATAAGTAATATTGAAGGTGATGAAGTCATATTTAAGGGTTTGCCACAGCAGCAAAAGGCACAGGAAACTCCCCCACCAGAACAGAGTAAAGAAGTCGTTGCAAAAATGGCTAAAAAAGCAATGAAGTAACCTTTTTTGTTGTATTTTTATTACATTTATTGTATAGTAACTTTATGGTCATTACTATCACAGAAAAAGCAAAAAATAGATTCAAAGAACAACTAACACAGCGCGGTAAAGGTATAGGAATACTGATCGGCGTTCAAAAGACAGGCTGTTCTGGGTATGCTTACACCCTTGAGTTTGCTGATAAGTGGAATCAAAATGATTATCTTGTAATAAAAGATGATCTTTATGTCTATGTAACAGAAGAAGCATTCAAATATCTAAATGGTATGACAGTTGATTATGTAAAGCAAGGACTCAATGAAAAGTTTGAATTCATCAATCCTAATGAAAGTGGACGTTGTGGTTGCGGAGAGAGTTTTACAGTTTGATATACGTACCGGATAAATTTCCCTACGCTGAATTGAAAAAGCAGACGATAGACGGGTCAAGAAAATATATGACTCCGGATGGGTTTGCAGTCCCCAGTGTCACCACAATATTAGATGCTACAAAGACAGAAGAGGCAAAACAAGCACTTCTTGAGTGGCGTAAGCGTGTAGGCGAGCAGAAAGCAAAAGAGATAACAACTGAGGCAGCAGGCCGAGGTACTCGTATGCACAAGTTCCTCGAAAATCATGTCAAGACTGGCAACACAGGTAACCCCGGCAGCAATCCTTACAGTATACAAAGTCATGACATGGCAAAAAAGATAATCGAAAAGGGTTTAGTCAATTGCCAAGAGTTTTGGGGTACAGAAGTCAGTCTATATTTCCCCGAAGTCTATGCAGGAACCACTGATCTTGTCGGGATACACAATAATGCCGAAGCGATCATGGATCACAAGCAGACAAATAAGCCTAAAAAGCGTGAATGGATTGAAGATTATTTTTTACAACTAGCAGCATATGCCAATGCACACAATGAAGTGTATGGAACCAATATACGTAAAGGTGTGATCTTTATGTGTAGTGTTGATAAACAGTATCAAGAATTTATAGTTGAGGGTAAAGAGTTTGATTTTTATATCAACAAATGGTATGAAAGATTAGAGCAATACTACACTAAGTTCCTATAACCTGATAGCATAAATACATGTATTATTTGGTACATGAATAACTATGTCTATTATACAGATTTCTAAAATCCAGCAACGTTCGGGCGATCTAGTTGATCTTCCACAACTTGACGAAGCAGAATTCGGTTTCGCCAGCGATGAAAAGCGACTTTTTATCGGTAAAACTACAGGCAATACAGAAAACGTCGAAGTCCTTACCGCGTATAGCGATATAGGTTTCGATCAAATTGATGGAGCTGTAGGTAATCTTGATATTAATAGTTCTGTTGCAAACGGCCAACTGCTTGTTTTTGATAGTATAAATTGGACTAACCGTGGTGGAAACGTCGGCGGTCTTATTGATTTAGGTGATCCTGCTAATATCAAAATAAATGGCGGAGGAATAGATTACGTACTAACTACAGACGGTTTAGGCAACCTTAGCTGGAGTCCAAAATCTACCATTGTCGCCTACATTGCAAATGTAACCAAAGCAAATCCAGGTGTTGTCACAACTACCGAAGATATATTTTTGGTAAATGGAGCTGAGGTAACAATTACCGGCGTAAACGGTATGACGCAACTAAATGGCAATTCATACTTTATAGGGAACTTGACCAATAATAGTTTTTCACTTTATACAGATGTAGCGTTGGCAAACACACTAGACACTACATCTTTTGGAACATATACTTCAGGCGGTACGTTAGTATCTGTAGTCGGTGGTAGTGAGGGTAGTGCGAATGCGGGCGGTGCATTGTATTCAATACAGTATAACTATAACGGACTGATAGAGGGTAGCGCAAATCTAAAATTTGATTTTACTACCAGTAATATGATATTGTTAGGAAATTTATCTGTATCAGGTACAGCAAATGTAGGCACGCTTTTAGCAGCAAACGCTAATATCTCTAATCTTTACTCCAACACAGCCAATTTTGCAAATCTAAATGTAACTGGTCCTACTGTGACTACATCAATTACTACAGGCTCAGCAGGAACAGCAGGTACGATCACAGGTAATTGGACTTTGACATCTGGAAGTAAATTACAGTCAACTTATGCTGACCTTGCAGAATATTATGCAGCTGATAAAAATTATACACCGGGAACTGTTTTACAATTTGGCGGCGATAAGGAAGTTACTATAGCCAAAGAGGAAACTAGTAAGATTGCAGGTGTAGTATCGAGTGATCCTGCTTATGTAATGAATGGAAATATACAGGCAGAATTTCCTGTAATTGTTGCCTTGATAGGAAGAATTAAAGTAAAAGTAATAGGGTCAGTGCTAAAAGGTGACATGATGATTAGTGCTGGTAACGGTTTTGCAAAAGCAAGCGCCATGACTCCTAAAATAGGCACTGTAATAGGTAAAGCGATAGAAAACAAATTTGACAGCGGCGAAGGTATGGTTGAGGTCATGGTCGGTAGACTTTAAGATAAATAATATTATGGCAGCAGCAATTTATACACCAAGCGGATCAAGTCAACAAACAGCAGCATCAAATACTGAGAAGGTCCGTATATCAACTACTAGCAGCGCAATTGCTGTAGCAGTAGGCACTAATCCAACAGCTAATCTCACAGCTTGTGAGATAATTCCTGCTAATACTGTGAACAATAGTTTTATTGTTGGTGAAGGTAATAAGATTGCTTACATCAGTGTAAGCGGCAGTGGTATATTTTCTGTAACAGAACTCGGCGCCCCAATAGGCGAATAATAGTCGCGTAATAAAATAGCATTTTTTGATAAATATAACATATACTCTCATGGTGAGAGTTTATGCAGTACCCACTGCGTAGCGGCTAGAACCCGCATTCACAAGGAGAAAACAAATGGGTCGTCCACTTAAAATCGCAAAAGCGCAAGCCGTAGTTACACTAACAGCAACAAACGGCACAACAGAAGTAGTTACAACAAACGCAAACTTTACTAATCTAGGTATCATAGCCGGTATGCCATTCATTCCAGCAAGCAACGTAGGTAATCTTGTAGCCGGTACAACATACTGGATATTAGAAGTATTGAATGCAGGTAGCAACAGTACATTTACTGTTTCAGCAACACAGTTATCAGCAAACCCAACATACACTAAGTTCAACTTAGGTACAACATCTGCACAGTCTGTAGCATTGACAGTCGGTGTTGTTGATGCATATTTCAACAATCCAATCGGCGGTGCAGGTTACCCAGCAACTAACGCAAATACATATGGCGTAGTTGGTGGTAACACAGCAATCTATGGTTCACAAGTACTAGTTGGTGTATGCATGGGTGTATCAGGTACTGGTACAATCACAGTAGCAGACGATAGTCCAAACATTGACGGTGTTGGCACAGACTTTGCTAACACATTTGTTGATGGCACAATCGTTTATGACGTAGATGGTAACATTCTTGGTACTATCGATGACATCGCAAACGCAAATGCTGTATTTGCTACATTCGCAGCAAACGCAACAGCAAACGTTTCAGGCGGTGCTTATGTATATGGTACACCAGAAGCAGGCTTTATCGTTCGTCAGAAGGGTAAGACTAAGTATCTAGTAACTGGTACAACTTCAGGTCTAACACAGGCTTGCTATACAGCAAATGTTGCTAATACCGCATTGTCACCAAACACAATGACTATCACAGCAACTTATGCTAACACATCAACAAGCAAGGTATCATCATTGAATGATTATAATTCAGAGGTGTTCCCAGCACAGGTTGCAGCAGCATCACTTGTACAAGGTACAACATATACCATTTATAATGCAGGTAACACTAACTGGACAGCAGTTGGTGCATTTGCTAATATGACTGGTATTACATTTACTGCAACAGGTTCAGGTTCAGGTACAGGTACAGCAGTATTGGCTAACGTCAATCCTGATGTAATCGCATCATTCAATTCAGCGATTGTTGCGAACGCATTGGCATCTCTACCACCTGTAGTAACTATTACAAACGCCTAATAGGAAACTAAAATGGCTGCTACAGTTAGAAAAAAATTTGAACAAACTGTTACTGACGTAGCGGTTCTTCAAGCAGAAGTGCAAAATTTGCACGACAAAGTTGATGAACTAAAAACTGATGTAAAGGATCTACATGAATGTTTAGACAGAAATATGTCTGAAACAAAAGAACTCCTAAAAGAGTATAATGATATTTCAACTAAACAACATGAAGAACTCTCAGATAAAGTATCCGGCTTTGAAAAAATAAAATGGATGCTTATGGGAGCGGCAGCATTACTAGGTGCTACTGGGGTCGAAGCAGTTCAAATGTTTTTGTCGCAGTGAAGATAGTCTTATGACTAGTAAAAACGGGGCGAAAGCCCCGTTTTTATTTTGTGAGTGTTTCTAACTTTTCTCTAACTATATCAATATTGACTGTGCTGAATAAACCTGGATGCATTGGTTTAGGATGCTGATTATGTCCTACCCATGCATAACCAATATGCTCATCATTTAGTATTGGTACAAATTCATCTGCTACTGCACAAAAGAATGTGTGATATGTAAAACTATTATTGACAAATTTTTGTATCGGAACCAGTTTTGCTGCTCTAGGAAAATACCCAATCTCTTCTAAGCATTCTCTTTCAAGACCTTCTAATAGCGTTTCATCATTTTCTATTTTACCGCCCGGAACGCCCCAACTATAATTGCTATCGCTACGTAGCAAGTATAAAAACCTGCCCGTATTTTTGCTATAGAAGAATAATCCTGCTGAGGTATTTTTCATGATCTTATAAGTATAGCAAATACAGCATCAAATCACAATACTATAGTCGCCCTGATCATACCAACCTTCATACGATTTCATCCATTGTTTTTCCTGTTGCACGTAACGGTATTGAATGTTGGTAGTCAAATTTGTTACATATTCAACAGTTGTCGCAGAGCTGGCATCGAATGCTACGTACCAACTCATAGTACTAGAATTGAATTGTATTATGTCGTTCGCACTTGCAACCAAATCTCCCCAAGCAAGAGTAGGGCTACCTTCATTTCCAATATCTTCTACAATTAGATATCTACGTCCATTTATAGGTCCTGGTAATCCAGCGTTAGGACCCTGCAATTGCGGATTGACAACAGCATCTACTGGATCCATTGTATTTTGCGGAAGTGTGTCTGGATCGATATTGTAAATAAGAATTCTGTCGTCGATAGGATCCTGCACTATAGTACCAACAATATCATCCTCCATATAAGGATTTTGTAACCATATCTGACTAATTCCGGGTTTATATTTTCCATAAACATTCAATAAACTGCTCCAATATAAATTTGTATTGGGAGGGACAGGGTCGTTCAAATCTGTGTTAGGAGGATAGAATGCTTCATTAGCAGGTAATAATTGTAATCGATTTTCTATTAGTAAAACTTTATAGCCATATGGAGTGATTTTTTGACGGGTTCCTAACAACAAATCTTCGTCTTGTATGTCTTGTAATGCCTTACCTTTATAAATGCTTGCGATAATTTTATTGATCACGCCCATCTTCTTGAGTTTAGTACTGGTGCTTATCCATATAGGCATGTAGAATTTCCAACTTAAAACATCTATAGGATTTCCGGTTCCTACAGGTATACTACGACTGCTAAATGTGAGCCCGTCTTGATAAACAACTGTCAAGGATGTCCAGTCAACAAAATTGTCTGTGCTTTGTATTTCTAAACTAGGATTGAAAAGTGTACCTAATTGCTCTATCAATTCTAATTTTTGATTGTAATTTGTTGTCCAAAAATCAACTGTTATTCTCAAGGTGTATGGCACAGGCATCAAGCGTTCGACTGTAAACGCTTGTCCCTGTGTTGTTTCATATGTTTGTGTGTCTTGGTTGTATGCGCGTTGACGAACATTTATCCTGTCTATAAATGTAGGTTCTTGTGTGCGTCTTTGATCGTATTCTAAACCACTTATATAATAAGTGATCAATGGTGCGCTTGGCAAATTACTTGCGCTATTGTTAGCAATTATAGTGCTAGCCATTCTGCTTTGATCACCATACATGATGGGAACACGCACAAGTATGTCATTACCATTAGGATCTTTTCCTTTCGTCACATACCAATTACTAAAAATTTTAGCAAATTGCAAAAGAAATCTGCGTATTTGATTGTCATAAAAAAATTGTGCCATGCTTTACCTTTATGGTTCTGGGGGAATGTTGTCTGGAGCTAACTGAAGAATGCTAGATAACGGTTGAGCGGAAGGAATAACAGTCCCGGTATTATTGTTATATATCACTTCTTCATTGTTGATAAATCCTGATAGTTCTGATTTATCTGCACTGGTGAATCCTGTGTCGGTTCTTACATTAGTTGATATGCGTACCCATAATTGTCCGTCCCAGCGATATAATATTTGTGGGAAATAATCTATGCGCAAGAAATAATCTCCAACTTTCGGGTTCTGTGGGAAACTTATACCTGCACCTGTAGGTTCACCGTTAGGTGCCTGACCGTCGCCTGATAGATACGCTGTCTCATAACCGAAACTTCTCGGGCTTGCGCGACTGATATATTGGAACGCTGGATCGCAGTCTGCGCGCCAGTCCATTTGAGTGCTGATGGTACCTGTAAATCCTGGTTGCGTTGGGTCAGCGTCAGCAGTCGCGTAAGTGTTGTCAGCAGTACCATATGGTCCAGTGACTGGTCCTAAACTCATTACAGATAATACTTTATCACCTTCCATTGCCCTAGTACCGGAACCTTCAGCTAATACTATAGGTGCTGTTTCGCTAACTTCTAAACTTGCTTGAACAAATTTCTCAAATTTAGATGACAGATCCATATCAGCTGTAATGTCCCAAATACTTTTCACTAATTCTTTGTTGATTTTTACACCGATACTAGGATTTTTGTATTTAGGATTACGCATGTATACTACTGTGCCTGTAGTACTAGGTGCACCTGCAGAACTTGAAATAATATTGATAGGCGGTGCTGGTTGATTTAGTTTACCGCTTAGTTCATTATTGCCGGTGTAAACGCCGTATGTAGGCACAACATAAAGTTTACTATTATCATATCCTGCTTTGGGTACAATTCTTTTTGCTTCTTCTAACTGTGCATTATTGATTTCAATATTCTTATTATATGTTGCAAGTATATCTTTTAGATTTTGATTTGTATCTAATTGCCAATACGCAGGATCAGGGGGATTCTTTCCGGGAGGAACTTCTGTGATGCTTATATAATTCTTGTCACCATAACTAATAACGTAACCCGGTGGATAAGTTTTATCTTTATCCCAATCGCCAAGATAATTATCTTTATTGATTGGCTCTTTGAGTATATTACTGAACTCTTGGCTATCAACTAAAGGCTCACACTTGATGCGCCATAGATGTGGATACCAAGTTTGACTGAACCCTTCGCTTGCAAAATTAGAATCTGTGATTTGATAAAAACGTTTTAGTGCGACTGGTATAGTTTCTCTTAAAGGATTATAATCAAGCAAGTGTGGTAGTTCAAGAACATCGCCCACCATAAGTTTTCTTCCAATAATATCGATCATATCATTGTAGTGAACGGTTATGAAAATTATGTCATTATTCAAGAATAAGCCAAATTGGCTTAGATCGAAGTCTAGGTTCTGTACGTTATAATGACCACGCAAACGATAAATGTTTGGATCGTATTTACGATCACGATTTTCTAAAAACAACAAATCCTGTATTTGAGTAGGATCTGGTGTAATGTATTGGGGCTGTGTGTAATCAACGCTAGGTGTCTGAGCGTCTGGACCCAAATACTTGTGTATGTATAAATCCGTACCTCCGACAGTCAACATCTCCGAAATTTGTTTATCGAAGAATTTATAATCATTCTGTTTTGTAGGGGTATAAAGCGACAGTTTGGGCATAGTAGTATTTAGTATAAAAATCAATGACTTACAAAGGTATTGACTTTAGCCTAAATATGACTTAAAATATATAAATGATTACAACAACGGAGTTGTCATGGTAAAGCACAAAGTAGAAATCAGAGAGTTGAAGCCCAAAGACTTTGACTTAAAGCACATTGGTCCCGAACCCAGTTTCAATGCTGATTTGGTCGTGACCGATTGGGAACTTGCTAAAGCGTTCAATTGGTATAATCGCTTTTACGA